ACGCGGTTTTCCTTCTTGCGTCGCCGGTTGCGCCGTTCGCCGGTCCAATAGGGGTAGGCGGCGTGCGCGATCGTCGACGGCGTCGAAAAGTAGGTTTTGCGCCACTTCTTGTGTGTCGCCATGCCGCTGGCGACCTTGTTCAACTCTTCGAAGCTATGAACCCAGAAGAATTCGTCGAAGTAGAAGTTGCCGTGCCGCCCCTGCGCGGTGCGGAAATTGGTGCCGAGGAAGTGTAGTTCGGCAGCGGCTTCCTCCACAGGGCGCAGATCACTGGTGATCAACATCGGGTCACCGCCAAGGGCGACGCCGACCAGCTTGGCGAAGCTGACAATATAACTGCGGAACTGGTGCGCCTGCGCCTTCGACGCCGAAAGGAAGATTTGATTGCGGCCGGTCTCGATCGCGTCGATCAGCGCCTCAAACGCGAAATAGTAGGTCGCGCCGATCTGGCGTGATTTGAGGATCATCCGCGTGCGGAACGACAGCGCCGCGAACCACGCCTCTTGATAGCCGTACAGTTGGTCGAGGAAGATCGCCTTCAGCTCGGCCGCCTGGTCGGCGGTGAAGTGGTTTTTCTTCGCTTTCGGCTTGCGCTCGCCGGTATTGCGGTTCGCGACCTTCTCGTTGAGGTCGCCGGAATGGCCACCGGGCGCTTCATAGCGGCGCACCTTGGCCAGGCTCTCGACCTGCCGGCGCAGTGCGTCCAGCTCGGTATAATCCGCGCCGGTCTTCTTATCCTTGCAGATCAGCACCATCAGGCGCGTCTCAAGACAGTCCTCCAGCTTGCGGATCGATGGCGCGTCGTCCCACCGGTCACGCCGCGCCCAGCTCTTCACCGTGTCGTATTTGAGATCCAGCTCTTCGGAGATCTGCCCGAACGACCAGCCGCGCCAGAACAGGCTGCGCGCGGCGTTGCGGCGGTCCTCCGGTGCGAGGGTCAGCGGATCGGCGAGGATCGACATGGTGGGCGGACCTTGCCGCGCCCGCCCGTCGCCCGCCCCCTGCGGCTCTTGTAGAATTGCATTCTACAAGAGCACGCCATTGAGGATGCCCCGGTCTTCGTCCCTGTTCGATCTCGCTTAACGGGCGCTTGGCGCGCCGCAATCGAGAGACCGAGGACCAGCCGCCATGGGCACCAAGAGCAAGTTCTTCCGCGCATTCGTCGAGGGCCAGACGATCAGCGACGGCCGCGAAGTCACCGCGGACATGATCGACAACGTCGTCGCCACCTTCAACGTCGAGACCTATGCACCGCAGTGCAATCTCGAACACATCAGCGGCTATAGCCCCGAGCCACCTTTCAACAACCATGGCACGGTCGTCGCGGTCAAGTCGCAGGTTGACGACATCGTCATCGCCGGCAACGCCGAGAAGCGCAAGGCGCTCTACGTCCAGGTCGAAGCGAGCGACGACCTGGTCGACCTCGCCAAGCGCGAGCAGAAGCCGTTCCCCTCGGTCGAGCTGACCCCCAACTACGCCGGCAGCGGCAAGGACGGCCTGATCGGCCTCGCCTTCACCGACACGCCCGCGTCGATCGCCACCCAGCGCCTCAATTTCTCGCGCGTGAACGGCAACCTGGTCTTCACGTCCACCGAGCGCGCCGCACTGGCGTTCGACGCGAAGTCGGCCGACGCCACCACCCTCGGCGAGGCGATTGCCGCCGGCATCGCCAAGGCCCTCGGCCCGCTGTTCAAGCGCAGCGAGCCGGAAAAGCCGAAGGACGAACCCAGGCAGCAGCCGGCGAACGACAACATCGACATTGCGGCGTTTTCGACCGCGATCGGCAGCCAGATCGCCGCGGCAATGCAGCCGCTCGCCGCTGCCCAGACCAGCTTCCAGACGGAACTGGCGACGCTCAAGACCCAGCTGTCGAACACGGAACAGCCGCGATTCAATCGCCAGCCGTCGACGGGTGGCGGCGACGAGATCGTCACCGACTGCTGACCCGCAGCCCCACCCCCCCGAACGCCCGCCGCCACAGGAACCGCCCCGATGCTCAACGCAACCCGCACCAAGTATGACGCCTACACTCAGCAGATCGGCAAGCTCAACAACGTCGCCGACCCCAGCCGCTCGTTCGAGGTGCTGCCGGCCGTCGCGCAGACCTTGCGCGCCAAGCTGAAGGCGTCGAGCGACTTCCTGTCGAAGATCAACATCATCCCCGTCGTGGCGCAGGAGGGCGACAAGGTCGGCGTCGGCGTGAAGGGTACGATCGCCAGCCGCACCGATACGCGCACCAAGGATCGCGAGCCGCGCTACCCCGGCGATCTCGACGAGACGCGTTACCGCTGCGAAAAGACCGACTTCGACACGCTCATCCGCTACGAGACGCTCGACGCCTGGGCGCACCAGCCGAACTTCCAGGTGCTGCTGCGGGACGCGATCGTCAGTGCCAAGGCGACCGACATCATCACGATCGGCTTCAACGGCGTAAAGGTCGCCAAGGATACCGACCCGGTCGAATATCCGCTGCTCCAGGACGTCAACAAGGGCTGGCTCCAGCATATCCGTGAGGACGCGCCCGAGCGCCACGCCGCGGGCGGTGCGCTGAAGGAAGAGGTCCGCGCCGCAGGTGGCGTCGTCACCACCGCGGGCGCGATCTACGTCGGTGCCGGTGTCGTGGTCGATGCGAGCCAGACGAACCTCGACGACGCCGAGGTCGACTACGTCAACATCGACGCGCTGGTGTTCGCCGGCATCGAGCTGCTGCACGAAAATTATCGCGAGGACACCGACCTGGTCGCGATCGTCGGCCGCGAGCTGGTCAACGACAAGTATTTTTCCATCGTCAACGCGTCGGGCGACAAGGCGACGGAACAGCTCGCACGCGACGTGCTGCTCTCCGACAAGAAGATCGGCGGGCTTACTGCGGTGCGCGTGCCGAAGTTTCCGAAGAACGCCATCCTCATCACCACGCTCGCGAACCTGTCGGTCTATGAACAGATCGGCACCGAGCGCCGCAAGATCGAGGATAACGCCAAGCGCGACCAGATCGAGAACTACGAGAGCGTGAACCATGCGTATGTCGTTGAGGACATGGGCAAGGCCGCGCTGATCGAGAATATCGTCATGGGCAAGAAGCCGGCGGCCTGACGGTCGCCGCTGCCGCCCTTCACCCCGTTCCCGCCCCCGGATCAGGACACGCCATGAGCTTCGCTCGCCGCCAGGAGAAAATCCTAGTCATGAAAGCGGCGTCTGCTCCTGCATCCGGGGGCGGGCGCACCCGCACCGTTGCGACCGCTTCGCCCGTCGCGGCGGTGTCGTCGCCCGTTCCCGCCGGCAACACGCCGGCTGCTCGCGCCGCAGCGACGATCTCCATGCGGCTGCGCCACGACATCCAGCGCCTCAAGCAGATCAAGTCGATCGACCGCAAGATCGCGGCGAAACGCGAGATGCTGCCCGAGTATCAGGCCTGGTGCGATGGCCTGCTCGATGCCGGTCGCCGCGCGGAAACGCGTGAGCTGGAGCCGACCGGTGCCGACGACGTGTTGCCCACCATCATGGTCTGGTGCCTCGACGTCGGCGACTGGACGCGGGCGCTCATGCTGGCGAGCTTCGTGCTGCGCTTCTCCATCCCCATGCCGAAGCGCTACGAACGCGATGCCGCGACGCTGGTGCTGGAGCTGGTCGCGGATGCCGCGCTGAAAGCCCAGGCGCGCGGCGACGCTTTCCCTCTCTATGTCCTCGAAGCGGTCGAGCTGCTGACCGAGGGCATCGATATGCACGATCAACCCCGCGCCAAGCTGTTGAAGGCGATCGGTGCTGAGCTGGTGCGTGCGGCCGGCATGTCGACCGGTGACGCGGTCGTATCGACGATCGACCGCGCCGCAGCGGTGCTGACCAAGGCGCAGGACCTGCACGATCGCGTCGGCGTGAAGACGATGCTGCGCGGCCTCGATCGGGCGCGCGCCGCGGCGATCAAGGGCGCGGCGGAGCAAGCCGACACCGCGACGACACCTGTTCCCGGAACCGGGAACAGCAACGACGAACCGAACGAAGAGAATTGACCAGCTCGCCCCCGGCGCTCGGGGGCGGATCGCGCGAGGCGGGAGACCTTCGGGTCGCAGGGCCGCTGTTCGACCCGGTCCTCACCCCCGTGAACTACCAGGACCGCTCATGATCGCAACCCCACTTTCGGCGCTCGCCTTCCTCGCCTGCCTTGCAAGTTTGGGGATCGGCGTTGCGGCGACGTTGGTAGGCGCGGTCGTGGCGGTCCTCGCGGATCCGGGCGAGCAGCCGTTCGTGATCTCGCCGCAGGTCGGCGGTGTCATGTCAGCGCTGCTCGGCCTGCTCGTCTTCCTTGCTTCCCCGACGCTGCTGGCCCGGTCGCTGGTATGAGCGACTTCATCGCCAATGTGCTGCCCGACGCCGCGGATCCCGCGCCGGCACTGATCATCAACGACGGCTGGTTTCCCGACATCGATCCCGCGATGTTCAAGGATCAGCAGCGCATCCGCGATAGCGTCACCCCGGCCCGCATGCGCGAGGCGCTGATCGCAGCCATCCTGACCGTGCGGCGTGACCTGAAGGCGTGGGCGGCCGGTCACCGGGCGGCAGGCGCTGCCAAGCTGGAGGCGGTCGAGGCCGAACGCATCGACAATACCAGCGAACTGGTGCTGCTCTATCGCCGGGCGGTGTTCACCGCCGCCAAGGCGGAGCTGGTCGAACGCTACCGCGACATCGACACGACCGGTGCCGGACAGCGCAAGGCCGATGACCTCGACCCCAGCGTAACCGAGCTTCGCCGCGATTCACTGCACGCGATCCGCGACATGCTCGGCGTCGGCCGCACCACTATCGAGCTGATTTGATGCCAGGCCTGCTCGATACGCTCACCGCCCGCCAGGGCGACACGCTGGACGCGCTGATCTGGCGCGAGCGGGGTCTCGGCACCGCCGATCTTCCCGCCGTCCTCGCCGCTAATCCAGGTCTCGCTGCCTTGGGTGCGCTCCTGCCCAAGGGAACGACGGTCAACCTTCCCGCCATCGCCACGCCGGCAACCGCCGTCCGCACCGATGTCGTCAACCTGTGGGACTGACGATGCCCAAGATCCTCCACGACTTCCTTGAGGCGGCTATCGCGTTGTTCATGTCGCTGCTGCCGGCCGGCCTCGGGTCGATCGTCAGCATGCTTTACGACATGCCGGCGACGTGGCCGAAACGGCTCTCGCAGTTCTGTATCGGTGCGGTCGTCAGCTACTTCGTGCAGCGCGCGGTCGGCGCGGTCTACCCGCTGCACCCCTTCGTGTTGCAGGCCCTGGGCTTCTGGATCGGCATGATCGCCTTCAAGGCCGCGCCCAGCTTCATCACCGGCTGCGCAACCGCGGCGGGCGAGCTTCCCACCATCCTGCGCGACCGCCTGATCGCCTTCCTGCCCACCAAGGAGAAGAAGTGATGCCGAATGCATCCGCCCCAGCGCCCACACCAGTGGCGAAGCGCAAGACGCTGGTCGCCGTTGTCGGAGCAGCAGCCGCACTCATTATCACACCGTTCGTTTCCGGCTGGGAATCGGGCGGTAAGCCGCGCCTGGTCGCGTACCGCGACATCGTCGGCATCCCGACGATCTGCGATGGCGAGACCGCTGGCGTGAAGATGGGCATGGTCGAGACGGCCGAGGGCTGCGCCGCGCGCAACGAAGCCGCGCTGATCCGCCACGCCGAACCCGTTCTGGCCTGCACCCCGATCCTACGCAACCGTCCCTACGCGCTCTCGGCTGCCGTCAGCCTGGCGTACAATATCGGCACGGCCGGATACTGTCGATCGACGGTCGCCGTTCGCTTCAACCGTCGCGATCTTCGCGGCGCATGCGATGCGTTCCTGATGTGGAACAAGGCGGGCGGCAAGGTCGTGAATGGCCTCGACCGTCGTCGCCGGGCGGAGCGTGATCTGTGCCTGAAGGAACTGCCCCGATGATCCGCCGCCTGCTGTCGCCGCTGCTTGCCCAGGTCAAAGTGCATGCAGCCTTCCTCGTCCTGCTCGCCGTCGCGGGAGCGGGATGCTGGCTCTACGTCAAATTTCAACAGGTCCGCGTCGATCGCGACGATGCCATCCATCGGGCGGAGATCGTCTGCGCGCGATCGGGCGTTGAATGGGGAGCAGTGGACAAGGCCGGGCGCGGCGCATCGTGCGCCCGGCACGTCGCCGACCTCGTCGCCTTCCGCGCCGGTGCCGACCGTCAAACGGCGCAGCTCTTCGCCAAGGCGATGGCCGAGGCCAGCGCCCGCACCCTCAAGGACAACCAGGCCGCGCGCCTTGCGGCCGAAGCCGCCAGCGCCGCGGCCATTCGCATGGAGACCGCAGATGCAGAAGCCGAACGCCGCAACCTTGTCGATCGTGAGTGGCTTGCTGCTGTCAACGGCGTTGCCGGGTTGCGCCCGCCCGGCCGCTGATCGGCCGAAGGTCGAGGTGCCGGTTGCGGTCGCGATCGAGCCGCCGCGACCGCCGGCCGACCTGCTGACGTGCGCCGATCGCCCGGCCGGCCTGCCCGAGGACGCCTCGCTGATCGCGCAGATCCCCACCGCGATCCGCGCCGGCATCATCCGGATGGCGCGAGCGTTTCGCGCTAACGCGGACGGCAAGGATCGCCTGGTCAACTGGCTGACGCCGAACGCCTGTCCCTCGCCGAAGGTCGCGCCGTGAAGAAGGCCGACGACCTGAAGAAGCTGCTGCTGAAGTCGGTGGCCTCGCTGGCGCAAAGCCCCGAAAACCTGACCTTGTTCGTCGATCGCGGCAGCATCGCCTGCCGCGCCGGGTCGTTGTCGTTCGAGTATCGCTATACGCTCAACATCGTGGTGCAGGATCACGCCGGCAGCGTCGACACGCTGATCGTGCCCATCCTCGGCTGGATCGCCGACAACCAGCCCGAACTGCTACAAAAGGCGGACAGCCAACCATTCAGCTTTGAAAGCGAGATCCTCGACGCCGATCTGTCCGACGTCTCGATCGATATCGCTCTGACGGAGCGGGTCCGCATTACGCCCGGTGAGGACGCGCACGGCAAGCCGGGAGTCCACGCCACCCATCTGGACGACACGCTGCCTCACGACGCCTTTCCGGGCGTTTGCCGGGTCAATATGATCACGGGCACGGTCGACGCCGCATGACGGACGACTTCGCACCGATCGAACGGCTCGCCGGGGATCTGTTGCTCCAGCTCGCGCCAGGCGAGAAACGCAGCCTGTTGCGCAAGATGGCCCGCGCGATCCGCGATCGGCAGTCACAACGCATCGGCCAGCAGCAGAACCCCGATGGCAGCGCCTTCGCCAAGCGCCGCGAGAAACGCGAGCTGAAGCCCGGCGCGTTCGCCGTGCGGTTCCTCTACCCCAAGGGGGCGGCCGAACCGCGCGTCGTCTTCATGAAGAGCTGGGTGCGGCAAGGGCCGCTGATGACGGGCTTCGACGCCGAGGCCGGCGCGATCCGGTCGTTTTTCTACGACAAGGTCGCGCAATGGCTGCCTGTCGACGCGGCCGAGCAGAACGCGGGTGCCGGCAAGCTGCGCCGACGTGGCGGCATCCGTCGCCAGGCGATGTTCCGCAAGCTGCGCGGTGCGCGCTTCCTCCGCGGTGATGCCACCGCGACCGAGGCATGGATCGGTTTCACCGGCCGCGCTGGCGAGCTGGCTCGCATCCACCAGGAAGGCCGGATGGACAGCGTCACCAAGGGCGGTCGCCAAATCCGCTACGCGGCGCGCGGGCTGCTCGGTCTAACAGAGGGCGAACGCGGCCTCGCAATCGATATGCTGCTGGAACACGTCATTGCTCGGTGACCGGGAACGCTCAACAGCGGAATGTTGGTGGCCTATAAGCCGCCAGCTTTGCTCTTGGAGGCGAGGGGGCTGGCATATGCTGACAAATGCACGACGTAGAGTATCATTCCCGTTTCGTCTGTCACATCAACCTGCCAATCCTGATCAACCCAAAGCGCTGTAGCGTGGTCCCGAAGTAGTTCGCTTACAAATCGCGCTACCTCTATCCGAAGATCTTCAACGCTTTCGCGTTTGACCTCGGTCATGTCAGCAATGTGAGATGAAGTTCGTAAGTTGATGTTGTAGTATGGCATTTTGCCCCCTCTACGTCACGCGACGCTAGCGAATCGAAGTCGCGCGGTCTTTGATCCACGTTACTCGGCATCTTTCGAGGTGAACGTCCGGCTTCCATCCAAATTAGACGTTGATGGGCGGCGCTGCTGCTCTTGTAGAATGCGTTTCTACAAGAGCGGGGGATAGCCAGCCCCGCGCGCGCCCGACGACATGGCCAGCATCATGGCCGCAACGTATAGCTCATCCACCGTCGACCTGTCGCGCCTCGCGGCACCGACGATAGTCGAGCAGGTCTCTTACGAGGATACGCTCGCCGAGATCCTGACGCTGGTGAAGGCCAAGGTGCCCGCGTTTGACGCGACCGTCGACAGCGATCCGGCGGTGAAGATTCTTCAGATCGCGGCTTATCTCGTCATGTTGAGCCGCCAGCAGTTCAACGACGCCGCGCAGCAGCTTATGGTCGCCTACGCGACCGGCGCTCGCCTCGATCACCTCGGCGCGCTGTTCGGCGTTGCGCGCCTAGTCATCGTTCCCGCCGATGCGCAGACCGATGCCGCAGCGATCTACGAAGACGACGCCGCTTATCGGCAGCGCATCGTCCTGGCACCCGAGGGCTTCTCCGTCGCCGGTCCGGAACTCGCCTATGTGAAGCACGCGAAGGACGCGAGCGGCGACGTGCTGGATGCCAGCGCCACGTCGCCCGCCCCCGGCGAAGTGCTGGTGTCCGTGCTGTCGCGCGTGGGTAACGGCTCCGCCTCGGTCGAGCTGCTCGCCGCGGTGCGCGCGATCGTCACCGCCGACACCATTCGCCCGATCGGTGATTTTGTTACCGTTGCGTCGGCCCAGCTGGTCGACTTCGCGATCGTCGCAGGGCTGACCACCTTCACCGGCCCCGACATCAACGTCGTGATCGCCGCGGCGCAGACCGCGCTCGCCGCCTATCTCGCTGAAAACCGCAGGCTCGGCCGCAACATCAATCGCGCCGGCATCATCGCCGCGCTGAAGGTGCCCGGCGTCGAGAACGTCACGCTCACCAACCCGCCGGCCGACGTGGTCTGCACGCTCGCCCAGGCGGCGAACGCCACCGCGATCACCGTCACGCATGCGGGCTATGCCGGATGACGTCGCTGCTGCCGCCCAATGCCACCCGGCTGGAGCGCGGGCTGGAGGCTGGCCTCGCCCCGCTGGCGGCGATCGACACGCCGATCGAGCAGCTGTGGGACCCTGCGACCTGCGCGATCGATCTGCTGCCCTGGCTGGCCTATTCGCTGTCGGTCGACAGCTGGGATCCCGAATGGTCGGAAGCGACCAAGCGCGACGCGGTCGCCCGTTCGATCGAACTGCACCGCGTCAAAGGCACGCGCGCATCGGTCGAGGCGGTGCTTGCCCGCTTCGACGAACTGGCGAGCGTGGTCGAATGGCATGAGGCCAGCCCGCGTCAGGCCCCGCACACGTTCGAGGTCCACCTTCCCATCGTTGCCGCACCCGGTGTCGTGCCATCCGGCGCGCGCGTCACCGCCGCCTTCGCCGAGCGCATCGTCAACGAGGTCGCGCGCGCCAAGCCGCTGCGCGAGCATTTCGGTCTGGTACAAAGCCTCGCGCTGACCGCCGGTGTCGCGGTTCAGGGAACCGCACGGCTCGCCAGCTACCGCCGCCAGGGCCTCGACGCGCAGCTCACCTTCGGCCCCGAATGGGACGATTATCTCCAAACCGAAGACGGCGAGCCTTTGCAGGCGGAAACCGCCGCCATTCTGGACACCGCCCGATGACAGCAGCCCTATCGCTCACCATCACGCAAGGTGGCCTCGCCCGCTTCACCGAGGCGCAGCTTGCTGGCGACCTGAAACTCTCGATCGCGAGCGTCGGCCTGACCGACGCCGACATCCTCGTCGCGCCGACGCTCACCAGCCTGCCCGGCGAATTCCGCCGGCTCGATTCAATCTCGGGCGAGGCGGTAGGCGACAACATCATCCACATGGTGATGCGCGACGATGAGCCGGTCGGATACACCGCGAAGGGTTTCGGCCTGTATTTCGAGGATGGCACGCTGTTCGGCGTCTATGGCCAGCCGGCGCTGCTGTTCGAAAAGTCGCCGCTGACCACCTTCATGTCGGCGATCGACATCGCGTTCCCGGCCGGCGACATCACCTCGCTGGTGTTCGGCGACGCCAATTTCCTCAACCCGCCCGCCACCACAGAAAAGCTGGGCGTGGTCGAGCTGGCCACCGATGCGGAAACGCAAGCCGGCACCGATCCGCGCCGGGTGCCGAGCGTCCTCGCGTTGTCGCGCGCCGTCACGATCTGGATCAAGAACGCGCTCGACGGACGGCTTGGTATCGGCGCGCCGACCGATTGGGCCAAGGGTCTGCTCGGCGCGGCCACGCCCGGCGCAGGCCGCGGCTTGCTCGGCCTCGGAGGTGCCGCGCAGAAGGCATCCGATTTCTACGCCGAATCGGCGCGGACGGTGAAAGGCACCGGCCTCGTCACCGGCGGTGGCGCGCTCTCCAGCGACCAGGAGCTTGCCGTCCGGATCGCCTCGGCCGACGACGTGAAGGCCGGCACCGCTAATGATCGCGCGATCACGCCAGCCGCGCTCGCTGCGGCCCGACTGGCAGACTTCGGCCCGATCGGCCGGCGCATCGGCGAGGATGGCTTCATCGACATGTGGGGCGGCGCGATCAAGCCCGATACCGAAGGGCAGTTCACCCTCAACTTCCCATGGCCGTTCCCGACCGCGTGCTTGGGCGTGGTGGCAACCGTCCTCAACACGACGCTCACCTCGAACGGACAGACGACCATTCAGGAGGTCTCGCTCGCGCCGGATCACGCGGTGCTGTTCGCGCAGAACCATCAGGCGGCGCTCAACGAAGTCGGCGGCTTCCGCTTCCGCGCATGGGGCTATTGATCGATGGCGAAGATCTCCGGCCTTCCGCTCGCGCAGGCTGCCGATGGCACCGAGATGCTGCCCTTCGTGCAGGGCGGCGTCACCAAGCGGCTGACGCTGTCCGGCTTTATCGGCGCAGTCACCCCGTTCCTCCAGCAATGGTATAAGGGCGACCAGGGCAATCCCGGCGGCAACGTCATGGCGATCGGCCTCTTCGCCGTCGCCCACACGCTGCTGATCCCAGCCGGTGCGGACCTCGTTCAGACCAGCGGCAACAGCGTCACCGGCATCGGCCAGGCGCTGTATGCGGTGGATGCGGCCAGTACCGCGGCCGACGTTCCCGCTGGCGACCGGACGGCGTTCGTCTCGAAGAACGGCCGGGTGTTCCGCCTTGCCGAGCAGGTCGTCAACCCGACGATGACCGGTGCCCTCGGCGTCGACGATGACACCGACGCGGTACAGGCCGCGCTCGATCTCGGCCGCGACGTCGTCACCACGCTCATCCACCCGGTGTCGGGCCTGACGCTCGCCTCGCAGGATATCACCTGGAGCGGGCCGGGCGGACTCCGCGGCATCCGCGGCGGCAACAGCCGGATGATCACCGTCACCGGCAGCGGTACGATCCTGTCGATCGCCAAGATGATCGGCTTCAACGTCGACTTCACCGGCTCGATCGTCGGCAACACGCTGACCGTTACCGCGACCGACGGCATCATCCATCAGGGCCACCTCGATGGGAACGGCGACTGGATTCCCGGTACTCCGATCGACGGCGACGGTGTGACGCCGGGCACCGGCGTGATCGAGCAGCTGACCGGCGTTGAGGGCGGACCCGGCACCTACCGGCTCAACAAGGCGCAGGGCGCGATCGGTGCCCGGCCGATGCGCGCCATCGATCGCGACGGCTTCTTCCACGAGAACGATGCAGTCTATGTCCCCGGCGCGTTCAACAACGTGCTGGTCGGGCTGATCGACGGCTCGGCCGGCGGTGGCGTCTCGTTCCTCGGCCCCAAGAACCACCTTGGCGGGTCCGAGATCCGCAACGTCTACACCAACTCGTTCCAGGTCGGCACGCTCAACGGCAACGGGTGCAGCGCGACGAGCTGCCGCCTGATCGGCACGGTCCAGCAGAACAACATCTTCGCCACCGCATCGTTCGGCAGCATCGATACCGGCGATTGGGTAAAGGGTCTCACCCTCACCGACATGGTCTGCGAGCATGCCGGCGATACCGCCTGCGAGATCGGCTACCAGGTGGAAGACGCGCGGATCTTCGGCGGCACGTTCCGGGACAGCTACAACCCGCCGCTGTTGGCGCGCGATTGCCGTAACCTCGTCGTGATCGGCACCACCCTCTACGCCAAGCCGATCGACCAGCAGCGCCCCGACTACAGCCTGATCGCGATTGTCCCTCATCACTCGGGTGCCAACTTCAACTATGCTGCGCGCATCCAGGTGAAGGCGCTCGGCCGGACCCGATCGGCCAGTGCCTACATCGGCGGCCGCGGCATCGATCTGTCCGGCTCCGAGCTGCTCGCCTATGGCGATGGCATCAGCGCACCGACCAGCCCGGCCGAGCTGATGGGTGCCGGCGTGCTGCTCGCCGGCGACGTCGACGACTTCACGATGATCGGCGGCACGATCGACGGCTTCGCGACCAGCATCGACTGGAACTTCGACGCGCAGCCGCACATCCGCCGCAACGTCCACATCCGCAACATCAAGTCGACGCGCACCGGTCAGCACAACAACCTCTACAACATCACGCCGGTGAATTGCAGCTTCATCAACAACTACGGCGACCTGCCGGCGGTACGCGACGCCAAGACCGCAGCCGCGATCCTCGCGCCCACCGCCGATGTCCCCAACGTCGCGCTTCAGTGGTTCGGCAACACGTTCACGCCCGGCCCGCTGTCGGCCGCAGCACCCGAGCGGTTCGATCCGCCCACCGCGGTGGCCGATGGCCTGCTGCACACCACGGACAGCGCGTTCCGCAAGGTGCAGAGCGCGCAATACGCCAGCACGCCGATCGTCGGCCCGCCGCTGCCCGGCACCTATGTCGTCCAGATCGTCGGCACCGATCGTCAGATCATCTTCGATGTGCTCGGCAACCGCACCTTCAAGCGCGCGGGCAGCGACGACATGAACGACGACACCGGGTTCGGCCTGCGCTTCGCCATCGAGGCCGGCGCACTCGTCGCCAAGCAATACCTCCCCAACGCGCCGGCCGGCCAGGTGATGAAGGTCACCGGCCCCGGCATTTCCCCGCTCGCTTGAGGAACCCGACCGTGAACGAACCGACGCCGCTCGACATCGCCAAGGCCGATTACGCCGACATCCAGCGTCGCGCGATCCATGACGGCGCGCCGATCGCACAGATCCTGCTCGACTGGATCGGCCAGCCGGTCGCCCTGCGCGCGGTGGGCGAACTGGGCGGAGAGGCCACGACGCAGACGCTGGTCCTGCCTCGCATGGAGGGCGACGCCGTCGCCGTTGCAGACATCGCGATCGAGGAGGGCAAGCTGGTGTTCGGCCGCGACTTTACCATCCCCGCCGACGCGCCGACGCTCACCGTCCGGTCATTCCTGCTGGTCGGCGGCAAACGAGCGCTGCGCATGCGATTGCCGGCACCGGTGACGGTGGGCGATGGCGAGGCGGATGTGTGGGCCGCAGGTAGCTTGATCTTCTAGGGCTCGCAGCCCCTGTCATCGCCGAGCTTGCCGATATATGATGCCGCCATGACGGGGATCGCGGCATTGTACTGGGGCGTGGGCAGCGCATTGGTCTTCTTGGCCATTCGATGGATATATCCATCGGTTTCTCATGTGATCGCGATTTCGGTACTCGTCGGCGGCATCATCCTCGCTACGGCTGCTGCCACCATGCTGCTACCTTACCCGACCGCTTGGTGGTTTCCGCCCGTGTCGGCGTTAGCTGCGGCAGCGGTCGCGTTGGGTATTGGCTATTTGATTTCGAGCAGGCGCGGAGGTGACGAAATGACGAAGGAATCGGACGAGGCCAACCGGCGGTTAGAAGAGATGCGTAGGCTCCCAGGCTGGGGCTCTGGGGTTTTCATCGGGCCAGGCGCGAAGGACAACCAAGTCATCGGCAACACGTCCCGTAATCATAAGCATGGCGTCGCTTCATACGGTGACGGGACGATCATCAAGGGCAATCACTCCGAAGGTCCGAAGCCCAAGGATTGACCCTCTGCTCTTGTAGAAAACGTTTCTACAAGAGCAGCCCCTCGCGTCCATAGCCGCCCCGCGCATGGTCGGGCGGCTATGGCCGATCCCACCGACATCCAGCGCCTCCTGGGCGATCTCGCCCGCGAAGGCATCGTCGTGTCGGTCGACCAGGATAAAGGTACGGCGCGCGTCGAATTCGCCGAGGAACTGACCACGGGCGATATTCCATGGCTGGCACCGCGCGCCGGAAAGACCCGCGTCTGGTCGCCGCCCTCCGTCGGTGAACAGGTGCTGGTCCTCGCGCCCGAGGCGGACGCCACCCGCGGTATTATCATCGGCAGCCTGTCGAGCAGCGCTCATCCCCACCCGGCGAATGACGGCTCGACGCTCGCCAACTTCGAAGACGGCGCGAGGATTGGCTATGATCCCGCCAGTCACAGCTTCACGATTCATCTGCCCGCCGGCGCGAAGATCGCGGTTGTCGCCGATGGCGGCGCGACGTGGAAGGGTGACCTGTCCGTCGAGGGCGATCTGAAGGTCTCCAAGACGCTCACCGCCGACCAGGATGTCGTTGGCGGTGGCAAGAGCCTCAAGAGTCACAAGCACACCGGTGTCCAGGCGGGTGGTGCCCTGTCGGGTCCGCCGCAATGATCGGCATGAACCGCCACACCGGCGCGCTTATCGGCGGCAGCGACCATCTCGAACAATCGATCGACGATATCTTGTCGACGCCGATCGGCACGCGCGTCGGCCGGCGGGACTATGGCTCGCTTGTTCCACGCCAGCTCGACCAGCCCAACAATGCTACCGGCCGGATCCGCATCTTCGCCGCGGCGGCGCTGGCGTTGCTGCGCCAAGAGGGTCGCGCGCGGATCTCGCGGGTCGCGCTTTCCCCCGGTGCCGAGCCGCACCAGGTCGTGCTGACCGTCACGGGCCGCCGCACCGACGTCGCCGGCAACCCCGCCTTCTCCGCAGCTTCCACCATCCGCGCCCTCTCGGCGCTCGCCTGAAAGGACCATACATGAGTTTCCTGCACGGGATCAACGTCGCCGAGGTCAAGACCACGCCGCGCTCGATCGCAACGATCGCCACCGCCGTCATCGGCCTGGTCGCAACCGCGCCCGACGCCGCAGCCGGCGCGTTCCCGCTCGATACGGCGGTCAAGGTGACCAACCTCGACGACGCAATCGACAAGGCGGGGGCAGGGGGCACGCTGCGCGCCGCACTGCGCGCCATCGCCGGCCAGGTCGCCGCGCCGATCGTCGTCGTCCGTGTCGCGCCGGGCGCGGACGCTGGCGCTACCGCCACGGCGGTGATCGGCACCGACGAAGCGGGTGTGAAGACCGGTATGCAGGCGCTGCTCACCGCGCCCGCGCAGCTGGATCTGCATCCGCGCATCATCGGCGCACCTGGTCTGGAGGGCGAGCTGGTCACCGCGGCGCTGGTGACGATCGGCAAGCGCCTGCGCGCCCGCGTCTATGCCCAGGCGATCGGCGACGATCGCGGCGAGGCCATCGCCCACCGCGCCCTGTTTCCTGATGCACGTGAGCTGACGCTCCTGTGGCCGGGCGTTACTGCACCGTATGGTGCCAACGGTGCCAGCATTGCCGTGCCGGTTGCCGCGGTCGCAATGGGCGCGCGCGCCGCGATCGACCAGACGCAGGGTTGGCACAAGACGCTGTCGAACGTCGATCTCACGGATCTCGATGGACTGACCAGCGATGTCACGTTCGACATTCAGGATCCGGACTGCGACGCCAATGTGCTGAATGCGTCCGAGCTGGTGACGGTGGTCCGCCTGGGCGGCGCGCTCCGCTTTTGGGGCAACCGCACCTGCGCAGCGAAGGATAGCGACTTCGCCTTCGAAAGCGCCTGCCGCACCGCGCATATCCTGGCCGATACCGTGGCGCTCGGCCTGGTGTGGGCCATCGACAAGCCGCTGCGCCCCAGCCTCGCGCGCGACATCGTCGAGCAGATCAACGAGAAATTCCGCGTCGAGACGCGCGCCGGTCGCATCCTCGGTGCCGTCGCCACCTTCGATCCGGACAAGAACCCGGTCGACAGCCTGAAGGCCGGCAAGCTGGTGATCGGCTACCGCTACACCTTCGTGCCGCCCATGGAGGCGCTGTTCCTCGAACAGCAGATCAGCGACGAGTTCTTCGCCGACTTCGCCGCCCTCGTTGCGGCGGCCTGACCCATGGAGATCCCCAACGGCTTCCTGATCGGCCTGCTGATCTTCGGCATCCTCGTCGCCGCCCTCCTGTGGGGCTTCAGCGTGGTGCCGTGGTGGGCGGCGCTGCTCTGCCTGGTCGTCGCGCCGATTGCCGCCTGCGTCGTCCTCATCCTCCTGTTTTACGCGCTCTGGATTGCCTCCGGCTCGCACTGACCCCGAACGACAAGGAACGACGTCATGTCGATCGCACCCAAGCTCAAGCAACTGATGATGTTCAACGATGGCGAGGCCATGATTGGCGAAACCGTCTCGATCACGCCCCCTAAGCTCGTCCGCAAGCTGGAGGACTACCGTGCCGGCGGCATGAGCCGCCCGGTCAAGGTCGACATGGGCGGCGAGCCGCTGGAGATGGAGGCGACCTACGGCGGCCCGATGCGGCGTGTTCTCCAGCAATACGGCATGCTCAACCTGTCGGGCGTCCAGCAGCGCTTCGTCGGTTCATACGTTGATGACGATAGCGGCGCACCGACGGTCATCGAGATCGTCACGCGCGGCCGGCACGAAGAGATCGACCTCGGCGAAATGAAGCCCGGCGAGGACACCGAGTTCAAGGTCAAGAGCCAGCTCAGCTACTTCAAGCTGTCGTGGAACGGCGTCGTGCAGATCGAGATCGACGTGCTGGGCATGATCGAGATCGTGGGCGGCGTCGACCTGATGGCATCGCACCGCGCCGCAATGGGCCTCTGACATGCGCGGCGCGCTCCGCCGTCCGCGCCGCACGCCCGTTTGCCGGCACTGCCCCTCCATGCCCCACTAGGATCCGCATCATGAACGTCCAGAACGACGACAACACTGCCACCTCCACTGCCGCGCCGGGCGATTTCACACTGGAATACGATATCACCGTGGCTGGAAAGGTCGAGGTTGCCGCCGGCACAACGATCCACGTCGCCAAGCCGATGGGCGGCGCGCTCCGTGGTGCCAACCTCGGCGGCCTGGTCCGTATGGATTACGACCAGGTCGCGCGGGTCGCGCCCCGCGTGACCCGGCCGATCCTCCACCCGCATTTGGTCGATGCCATGGACCCGGCCGACGTGACGCAGCTCGCCGGGATCCTTGTCGATTTTTTGCTGCCGACTGCGACGAAAACAGCGCTCTCCCAGAGCGTGTAGAAGAGCCGATGGCGGATATCGCCTTCGTCTTCCACTGGTCGCCCGATGTGCTGGACGGACTGCCCGTCCGTGACCTGATGCAATGGCGCGAGCGCGCAGCGCGCCGGCATAATCCTGAAGGAAAGTAGAGCGTGGCATCCGACCGCAATTTGCGCATTCGCATGCTTCTGGAGGCCGGTGACCGCGTCACCGGCCCGTTGCGCGATATCGCCGGTGGATCCACCAAGGCCGCCCGTGCGCTCGGCCTCACGCGTGACAAGCTGAAGGAAATCGAGCGGGCGCAGGGCGAGATCGCCGGCTTTCGCGCGCTCAAGGCGGGTCTCGGATCGACAGCCGGTGACCTTGCGACCGCGCGGACGCGAATGGCCGCACTGCGAACGGAAATTGCCAGTACGGATAAATCGACAGCGAGCCTGACCCGAGCGCTTGCCAAAGCCGAACGCGAGGTCGCATCGCTGGAAACGAGCGAACGCAAACAGAGCCAGTCTCTTCAGGAATTGGGGCTGCGGCTGCATACCGCCGGCATCGATACCGAAGATCTCGCGCGGCATCAGCGTCGCCTTCGAACCGAGGCCGTCCAGACCAATCGCGAGATCCAGGAGCAGGAGCAAAGGGTTTCGCGCCTCGCCGATCGTGAGCGCCGCATGGCTGCCGGCCGCGCTCGCTTCGCGCGTATTCAGGGCATGGCCACCGGCCTTGCTGCCGGCGGTGCCGCCGCGATCGGCACGGGCATGGCGATGGCCGCGCCGCTGATCGGCAGCATCAAGGCGGCGCAGGAATACGAATCGGTGATGACGGACATCGGTCAGAAGGCCGATCTGTCCCGCGCCGCGTCCGAACAGCTCGGCAAGAACCTGCTCGTGTCGGCGCGTGCCGCCAACCAGATGCCCGCGGATCTACAGGCGGGCGTGGACGCGCTCGCCGGCCTCGGTGCCAAGGTGCCCGATGCCGTCAAGATGATGACGCCGATCGGCCGCGCGGCGACGGCGTACAAGGCGGAGATCTCCGATCTGTCGGCCGCAGCGTTCGCGGCCACCGACAACCTCAAGGTGCCGGTCGAACAGACCGGCAAGATCATCGACGTAATGGCCAGCGCCGGCAAGGCGGGTGCGTTCGAGATCAAGGATATGGCGCAATACTTCCCGTCGTTGACCGCCGCCTATCAGGGGCTGGGGCAAACGGGTGTCGGCGCTGTCGCAGATCTCGCGGCCGGATTGCAGATCGCGCGCAAGGGCGCGGGCGACGCCGCCACTGCTGGTGGCAACCTGGCCAACATCCTCCAGAAAATCTCATCGCCAGCGACCAACAAGGCGTTCGAGAAGATGGGCGTCAATCTGCCCGCCGCGCTGAAGAAGGCGTATGACGAGGGCAAGACGCCGCTGGAGGCGATCGCCGAGCTGACCAACAAGACGCTGAAGGGCGATCTGTCGAAGCTCGGCTACCTCTTCGAAGATGCTCAGGTGCAGCAGGGGCTCCGCCCGCTGATCCAGAACATGGAGGAATTCCGCCGGATCCGGGCCGAGGCGTCGAAGGCAAGCGGCACCACCGATCGCGACTTCGCCGATCGCATGAAGGACTCGGCCGAGCAGAGCAAGCAGCTCAAGATCAACGCGACGACGCTGGCCATCACCCTCGGCGCGCAGCTCCTGCCCACCATCAACGCCGTCGTCGTGAAGGCCAATGCCTTCGCGACGTGGATCGGCGACGTCGCCAACCGCTACCCTAACGCCACAAAGGCCATCGCGATCGGCGCGGCCGGGTTTGCCGCCCTCTTCCTCGTGCTGGGCGGCGGTGCGATGGTGATCGCCGGCCTGGTCGCGCCCTTCGCCGCTCTGTCGTTCGCGGCCGGCGCGCTCAACATTGCCATGTTGCCGATGCTCGGGATCGCGCTCGGCGTCGTCGCTGGCGTGGTGGCGATCGGCGCAGCGGCCTATCTGATCTACCAGAATTGGGGAGCGATCGGCGGCTGGTTTGCAGGAATTTGGGCCGCGATGTCGGGTGCGGTCAGCCGCAACTGGACGTCGATCCGCAACATCCTGCTTGGCGCGGTCGTCATCTTTATGCCGATGGTCGCTGGGTTCGCCCTACTGGCGAAAGGCATCTACGACCATTGGGACGGCATCAAGGGCGCGTTCTCTTCCGGTGTCGCTTACCTGGCAGGTATGGTCATGCCGTTCGTTCAGCCGGTGCTGAACGTGTTGGGGCTGATCGAGGGGCTGCGGGCTCGCTTTACCGCGGCGGGCCTCAACATCGTCAAGGGCATCGCTATGGGCATTCTCCGGGGCGCGGGGTGGCTGCTTAGCCTGGTCGGAAACTTGGCCGGCCGTATCGGGGCACGCTTCGCCGGTGCGCTTGGCATCCACTCTCCGAGCCGCGTGTTCGCGGGATATGGCGGTAACATCGTCGACGGGCTGACCAACGGCATCGCGGCGCAAGAAGGCGAGCCGATCAAGCGAATGGATAGACTCTCGAGCAGGCTGTCCTCGTCCATCGTTTCCGGCAGCGCTATCCCGTCGTCAAACGCATCCGGCAGGGGCTTGGGGGCGTCGACCGGGGGCGGCACCAGCACTGGCGGCGACACTTACGTCGCCCACTTCCACCCCTCGGCCGGCATGGACGAACGGGCTCTGTTCGGCCTGTTCGAACGCTGGCAGGCGCAGCAGCAGGATCAGAAAGCCGCTCGCAGCCGGTCCGCATTCGCTGATCGTCCGGATTGGGAGGCCGTTTAATGCTCCTCGCTCTTGGCATGTTCGTATTCTCGATCGACACCTTGGCGTTCGATGAGCTGTCCCGCCGCGCGAGCTGGCGGCACGCGACCTCGACCCGCATCGGCGCTCGTGACGCAACACAGTTTACCGGACCTGGCGAAGAGACGATCTCTTTGCCGGGATCAGTGTTCTACGAGTTCGGCGATGGCACCGTATCGATCGAGGATTTGCGCGCCATGGCGAACAGCGGTGACGCCTGGTCGTTGGTCGACGGTCGGGGCTATGTCTACGGTGCGTTCGTCATCACCGGCATCGACGATCGCGCCAAGGGCTTCTTCCCCGATGGCACGCCCCGCCAGATCGACTTCTCTATCGATCTCCTGCGCGTTGATCGGGAGGACGCATGATCGGCAACATTCCCGCCGTCCGTGTCGTGGTCGACGGCAAAGACATCACGCCAATCCTGTCGGGCAAGGTCGCGCAGGCAAACGGCCGTCCACCCCGGCCGCGGCTGGTTAGCCTCGGCATCACCGAAAAACGCGGGGAAGAAGCCGACGAGCTCGACCTTGTCATCGACGACACAGATGGCGGAATGGCGTTGCCGCCGACCGGCGCGAAGATCCAGGTCTGGCTAGGCTGGAAACAGGGCAGCGACGTGATCGCCGGGTTGGTCGATAAAGGCTGGTTCGTCGTCGATGAAGTATCACACGGCGGCCCCCCGGATCTCGTGGCCGTCCGTGCACGCTCGGCCGACTTTACCAGCGACATCAAAACCCGTCGTGAGAAGGGATGGCATGGCACAACGCTAGGAGCCATCGTTCAGGAGATTGCTGCTCGCCACAAGCTCACCGCGCGGTGCGCCTCTAGCCTCGCCGGCATCACCATCACAGCGAAAATTCAGAGCCGAGAAAGCGACCTGGCATTTCTCCGCCGCCTCGGTCGCGAACATAACGCGGTCGCGAAGATAGCGGGCAAAACGCTGATCCTCTCGCCGATCGCGGCGGCCACGACGCCGTCCGGCAAGGCGCTTCGCACGATTTCCATCGCCCGCAGCGAAGGCGACACGCATCAATTCAGTCGCCAGAAGCGTGATGACGTTCCAGGGGTGAAGGCGACTTGGCACGACCGCAAGTCCGGCAAGCGTCAGGCGTTCGTCGCTGGCAAAACAGATGGCGCGCAGGCCCTCTCGAAGGTCTACGGTAATGAACCGGACGCGGCGCGGGCCGCGAATGCGGCGCATGCCCGCGCTGGTCGGGAACCTGTCTCGCTGACGTTGACGCTGGCGCTCGGCCGGCCGGATTTGCATCCGGAGGTCAAGGCCACTGTTTCGGGCTATAAAGCCGCGATAGACGCGATCAGCTGGGTCATAGCCGAGGTGACGCATACCTACGGCGATCGGGGTTACACGACTGGTTTGAAGCTGGAAGCGTCGTGACGGCGGGCAGGGCCCCATTAACGACTGATCGTGAACGCTGCTCTCGTGAGATCATAAAGTACTGCGATTGCCCAAATCAGGATCATCAGCCCTAGCGCGTTGGCAAACGCAGAAGGGCGTTCGCCAAGAGCGACGATAGGTTTCAGCACCACCAAGATCAAAGCGGCGAGTAGGAGCCAGATCAGGAGAAAGGCGCTGTTACGAACGGCCCGCTTCTCGCGCTCGACGTCGATCCGCATTTCTTTTGCCAGTTTTACGAGTTCGATGTGGATCGCGCCGGCCGAGACCAACGTAATAGAAACGATGACGCCGAGAGTAGCGAGAAGCTCTTGATTCACGAAGCCGCGGAGGAACGCGTTGCCGCTATCCGACAGAGCGTTCGGCACACAGATGCTAGTCAACGTGAGGATCGTCGCTATCGCGATCAGGGCCACCTGCACCAGCATCGTTCCTGCCCAACACCTCGTCTAATTTGTCTCGCACGACCGCCAAGAGCGCCTTGCCTTGGCCCTTCAGACTTGCGACCCTACTTGTTCGCACTTTGTCCGTCGAGCTATATCGGTCGCCGTCCATAGCCTTGGCAGTTAAGGTTGCCTGACCCTGTGCGCCATACGCCACGCCAGCCTGAACCTCCGGCGCGTCCACGCGGATACCATCGGGACTTTCCAAGGTCAGCTTGACGTGCTGCGCCCCGGTGTCCTCGCCGACCTGCTTCAGCTTCTCGTCGAGCTTGCCGGACAGGTCGAACATGTTGGGAACGACGAAGTCGAACGTAATGGACCGCATTGTGTTTCCGTGGCGTCGCGCGAACGTCTGGAAACTCTGCTCATCCCAGATCGCCTTGACCGCCATGATGTAAGGCGCGTCGGGCAATTCGTTGACGGTGCCGATCATCGAAGAGAGAACAGCGAGCGGCTGCCCAACCTTTGTGCCTCGTTCGAAGGCGAGCTTCTGCCCGTCATCATGATGCTCTGGATCGATGATGACCACGGCACCCTGCCAGACATCGGTTGATGTTGGCTCACCACCTTCATCGGGCGGCTGATAATGCTGCATTGGGTATTGCCGCTCTACTACGCCGATAATCGGCCCCGTTTTGCGGCGCTTGCCATAAGGCACCCAATGAAATGCGACGCTGCGATGCTCGAACGCCCGTTGCTCACCGAATGCCTCGCGAATCCAATCTGCCTTGCCAATCTTCGCCTCGAAGAGGCTGGGCTGCGTTCGAGGAGCAAGCGACAGGTGATGCAATTCGAAAGTAGCCAAGATCGTCTCCCGAAGCGCTTCAGAGGTGAGGATGCGACCGTATTTTAAAAGCGCAGACTATCGACCGCCTCTTCATACTGCTTCGCCTCAGAAGGCAGAAGATCCTTGCTCAACCGCACTAGAATGGTGCCATTAAGATATGAGTATTGCGTTAAAAGTGGCATCGACTTGGTCACTTCCGCGACATAGTCGCGCCTCCGAGCGGCATCCTCCGCATTCGCAAAGACCTCGACCGTATTTTCCCCCGCGTCATTGCCATTATTTTTGGGGTGGCGGCGATCGTAGAAGAACACCTTGCTCGTATATTGGCCAGGGCGACCAAGCATTTTGTTGTCATCGCTCGCCTCGGTTACGGCAACGATGTTCTGCACGGGGAGGCCACCTGATTTCAGCGCGGCAGCAACGCCCGATGCGTTCAGCGGCTGTGCTGCGGGGGCTACGATCTGAACGTTGCCGCCACTCGCCTCATTGGCTGAGCTTCCGCAACCTCCGAGCGCAAGGAATAGAACACACGTCAGCAAGCCCGTTGTAGTCGTCATGATCCCCCCAAATTCTAAAAACCTAGTGCCTCGTCCCACGACATCACGCGATGAACCGCCGCAACCTGTTCGTTCGGCACCTCGAACTCGAAAGTCGGATTGAACTGGCGCAGCACGACGACGCCGGGGCGACGTCGCACCAGCTGCTTGATCAGCACATGCTTGATCTCTTCGCCATCGAATGTGGGGCCACGCAGCTGCACTACTACGTCGTCGCCAACGCCGGCGGGGCGCTTCGGATCGATCAGCAGGCGCTTTCCCGAATCGTATCGCGGCTCCATCGAATGGCCCGACACGGCGACGACATACAGATCTGCCCTGCCAGTGACGCCGATCGGGCGGGCCATGAAGTCGAGCGGGGCGGACATATGCACCTCGGTTTGCTCGACTTTCACTACGATTCCGTTCTCGTCGTCGAATTCTAAATCTGCGCCTAAGGCCGTGCCATAGATCGGCAGCGTTTTCGGGAGGCGTCGGAAGGTGTCTCCGTCAACGGCATCGACGTTCGCAATCGTCGGCTCGATTGCTTTGTCGCGTCCTAGCAGCCAGTCGGACGTAGTCTCTAGCTCAGCGGCAATTGCATCGAGCCGGTCGATGCTGGGCATCGCCCCCTTCGACAGAATATTGCGGATAGCGCCGGGCTGCCCCGTCGCTGCCAACGAGATCTCGCGTGCCGACACATTACGCTCAGCAAGCTTGGCAGCCACTCTTTCTTGAAGGATCTCAATCGGTCTCATCTGCGTCACGTATGCCGCGGATCAAAAAAATGCGCGAGCGTCATTCGTGACTTGCGCGTGGGTCACGACTGGCCCATACATGGGTCATGAATGACGCATACGAGAACGCCTTGCGAACAGTTGCTGATTCGTACGATGCCGAGGTCGTCCGCTGGGGCGGCAAGTCGCTGTCTCGCGTCGCCACCATCGTTGTAAGCAGCGGCGCGTTCTTCAACCGCCTGCGCAGTGGAGCGACTTTTTCGGTCGCCAATCTCGACAAATTTGCTGCTTGGTTTCGTGTTCCTGCGAACTGGCCGGATCGTGTCATCCCCGAGGACGCGGCATGTGCACTCACTAGCATAGGCCGTCCTCCGCTCCTTGGGTCAGCATTGCCAAGTTCATATCGCACAGATGACACACCGGTCGCCTGCGATCGTGCGACAACTTCGCATGCTAGCCGAGCATGACGAAGCCCCGCATCCCCGACAGCTTTGCGGACGCGATGGGCAAGGTGATTGCACAGATCGGCGCAGCTGAAGCCGCTCGCGTCGCTTCGGCCGCTGCTGGACGCCCCTATGCCGATCGCACCGTCTACGAATGGTCGAACCCCGACAGCGACACGCTGCCCAGCCTGCCGATCGCGCTGGCGCTCGATGCCGCCCATCGGCTGGCAGGGGGTGAGGACGCTCCATTCCGCGACGCCTTCAGCCATCAGCTTGGGATCGCCGTCGAGCAGCAGGACGCCTGCCGCCGCGAGCTGGTCGCCGATGCCGCCGAGTTCATGGGGGAGGCGTCCGACCTCTCCGTCGCCCTTCTTCATGCCGCCCAACCCGGCGCTTCCCAGCTCGTTCTCCATCGAGCGCTGGTCGAGGCGCAGCAGGTCGACGGCATCGTGCGCCGCATCCGCCGGCGCCTGCCTGGCTTCCTCCGCAACGTCACGTCGGCGGGGTCGGGGAATGCCGGGGGTGACTACCAGTGAAGAAGAAGAATTATCCGCCGCGCGTGCCGGGCATCGTTTGCCCGCACTGCGAGACGCGATCCATCGCCTACGACAGCGTCCAAATCGACCGCCTGACCCGCGAAATTCGGTTCTGCTGCGGGAATGCCGATTGCGGCCATGTTTTCCTCGCGCAGCTCGCGATCGTCCGCACCGTCCGGTCCAGCCTCAAGCCGAACCCGGCGGTAACGCTGCACGTCGGCCCTTGGGGTGATCGCGCCGCCAACGACGACACCCGCATCCCCGCCAACGATGATCGACCGGCTGCTGCGGAGATCGCGCCTCAACCCGGCTGATCGCCTGACCTGACTTCCTGCGGCTGACCAGGCCGCGCCCCGCACGACCCACCCCCCGTCACCCCGGAAGAACCCGCTTCCGGCACCGTCACTGCTTTGCCTGAAAGGATTGCCCGATGATGCACGCTTTCCCCCGGACCTTCACCCTGCCGCAGGCGCGCGGCGTCAGGGCGGCTGCTGCCGATCCCGTGCCACTGACGTCTGCCGCATACCTCCGCCTGCGCCGTGAAGCGGCCGGACTGACCGAACGCCGCGTCGCCGGCATGCTCGCCCGCAAGGCGGAAGATGTGACGCCAGCGCTCGACCTGATCCACGTCCTCGAAACGCCGGGCAACGTGGCCCGCAAGGCGGAGACGTTGGAGAGCCTGCGCGACGTTTTCCCGTTTGATCCTGACGTCTACCGCCAGCTCGCGACCGAGCCGGCACATCTGCACCCGCGCATTTGCCGCGGCTGCGGTTGCAGCCATTGGGATCCGTGCGGCGACGGGCAGGACGCATGCGCCTGGGCGACCGATACCGCTTGCACCCGCTGCCTCCCCGACGTCGCGCCTGCGGAGTGCTGCCAGTGACCGCCGCCCGCACCTACAAGGCGCGGTCGCGCCGTCGTGGCCTCCTGCGCCTCCTGGTGATCGTCATCACCGTCCTGTGCGCCATCCCGGTCGGCCTGTTCATGCTGGTCGCCAATTCGGGGGAGCGTCGCTGATGCACTGGTTCCTCGCCACCCTGACCTTTACCGGCGCGGCCTCGGCCGCGATCGGCACGATGGCTATCACCATCGCCCCGCAACGCGCGCGTATCGCCGCGCTGCTCAACACGACGGTCTGGTGATGGGCATGCTGCCTGACGGCTCTGCCGTGATCTCATACCGCGCAGAGAAGGTGAAGCTCATCGGCTTCAGCACCTCTGCCGGCACGCGCGGCGCAACCAAGGTCCGTTTCGAGCTGGAGGTAACGGATCCGTGGGAGCTTGCCGACTTAGTCCGCAGCTTGGCGGAGATCCGCGAACATTCGGTAAGCACGCGTGCCCCGCGGCCGACCCGATGAGCCGCCTCCTGGCATCGCCGGGGGCGACCGCGCCCTCTACCTCGGCCTTGGTCAGCGTCGTGGCCAGCACGCCGACGTCCTGTGGATCATCGCGCCCCGGCGCACCTTTGCCAGCGTCCGCTTCGACGATGGCAGCGCCGTGCTCTGCCTCGCCCGCGATCTCCACCCGATCCCCCGCCGACCCCCGCCCATGTTCTGACAGCCCCGCCGCTCTTGGCGAATGCAATTCTACAAGAGCAGCCGCTGGCGCGTCGGAACCCCCGCACTCCACCAACGGGACTTCCATGATGACCGACAGCCCGACCAGCGGCGAGCGCACTAATGATCCGCTCGCCGACCTGCCGGCAACGAACTGTTCCCAAAAGCAGGAACAGCAACAACGCGGCATGCCGATCGACATGGCGCGGATGATGGGGCTGGAGACGGCCGCCAAGCTGCTCGGCAAGAGCGCACTAGCGGACGCCCTCGACATTGGCGTTCGCGCGCTCAACTTCAAAACCAACGGCGAACGCGGCATCTGCGCGGCGGACGTCGTCACCACCGTCTCAGCGCTAGAGGACCGCGCGGCTCGCATCGTCGATCATGCCCGCAAGCTGCGCGCCATACTGCCGGCGGCAGCGCTGGAGCAGCTCGACCGCCCGCGTTTGGCCCAGGCCGCCGCGGCGATGCTGCTTTGCGATCACGTCGAGCGCTTCGCATTCGAGCGTGTCGGCGTTGGCATGGACGCGTCACCGCATCTACTTGCCGAGGCCACTCGGCGGCTCGCCAGCCATATCTTACCCGAAAGCACGAACTCGTCGGCGGAGGCGCGGGGCTGATGTTGCCCGGCGTCACCCTCACGATGAGCCTCCGCGCGTTGGAAGTCATCCGCGACGGTGACGCACGCCTGCTGCTGGCGGCAGACAAGCCCGTATCGGCCGCCGCGCACACCGCCCATCATCGACAACGTCATAGACGCGACGCTGACCCTAGCTGCCGCCGTGAAGGCCGCAGCGGCCGGCGATCAGGATGCGGCACGCCGCGTCGCCGAAGATCTGCGCCTCGACGAACTAGAGGTCCGGTCATGGCGCCGAACCCCGGCCATCTGCCGACGAAGGCGATCGGGAAGCGCGTCCGCGTCCTGCTCGCCGATGGCACCACCAACCGTGACATAGATCCGTCCGCGCCTCCCGGCTGGCCGGCGGACGGCAAGGGCGGCTGTCGCTGGACCCTGACCGGCCGCCCCCACGATATCGAACAATACGAGGTGATCGCATGAGCTTGTCTCATTCCTGCGGCTGTTCCCTATCGCCGCGCGGAAGTACGAAGGAAATGTGCCAGACCTGTGGTCAGCAGGATCGAGAGACGTTCCGCCGTACCGCACCCGACCGCTTGACCATGGCTGCCTGCGCGCCAAGCCTATATCCCGGCACAGACATCATGACGGGTGTCGGCCCGATCATGGACGCAGTGCGCCAGCGCCTCCGCGAGCGCCTTGCGACGATCAAGGGTGAGCCTGCGCCGACTGGCACCATCGAAACCCCGACAGCGATTATCCTGCCGCCGGCCGAGGCGATGCCATTCGTTTCAGGTCCGCAGCTCGACCTCTTCGGGATCGCGGCCTGATGCGTCGAATAGCACCCGACGCCCGCCATCAACTGGCGCTGTTCACGACCGGCTTCGAAGAGCTGGCCATCTCGCCGGATGTCCGCATGGCGGTTCAGGCTGGGGCACCGGTGGCGTTTTCGCTCTCGGGCGGCAAGGATAGCGTCTCGATCAGCCATGCCACCGCGCAACTGCTCGACCGCATGGGCCATCCGCGCAGCCGGCGCATCGCGATCCATGCGGATCTGGGCCGCATCGAATGGCAGTCGACCCCCGCCACTGTCGAGGCCGCGGCGGAGATGCTCGGCGTGCCGCTGATCGTCGTGCGCAATAAGTCCCACGACATGCTGTCGAAGTGGGAGCGCCGGTTCGAGCTGGGATGCCTGCGCTATCAGGATCTGCTGACCTACCACCTGACGGCCCCTTGGTCGTCCGCCAGCAACCGTTTCTGCACGTCGGAGATGAAGACCCACGTCATCCTCCCCGAGCTGCTGCGCCAGTTCCCCACGGATCGCATTCTGTCCGTCGTCGGCATCCGCCGGGAGGAAAGCCCCAAGCGCCGCCTGACGCCGATCTCCAAGGCGGAGGCGGCCTGCTACACGCGCAAGCGCGGGGCCAATATCCTGACATGGCACCCCGGCGTCGATGTCCGCGAGGACGAGGTGTACGCCTATTGCGAGCGGTACAGCCTGCCTCTGCCGGAAAGCTACGGCCTCGGCAGCACGCGCCACGGCTGCACGTTCTGTGTCATGGCATCGGAGAACGACATCCGCGTGGCCGCCCGCGCGCCCGGCAATCGCGGCGTCTACCTGCACCTCGTCGATCGCGAGGCGTCGTCCACCTTCAGCTTACAGCAAGGCCGCTGGTTGGGTGACGTAGCGCCCGATCTGCTGCCGGCAGCGCTGGCGGCGGACTTCGCGCGAGGCAAGGCGCTAGGTGCCGAACGCCAGCGCCTCGAAGCGTCGCTGCCTGCGAACCTGCGCTACGTGAAGGGCTGGCCGCAGCGCGTGCCGAACCTCGACGAGGCGGCGGTGATCCTCGCCGTCCGCACCCGCATCCTGACCATGCACCGCCTGACCTCTCCCTACGCCACCCCCGTCCAGGTCCGCGATCGCATCGCCGAGCTGCACGACATCCAACGCCTCAAGGAAGCCGCATGAAGACCGCAGCGCAACGCAAGCACGAGGGGCAGGCCAGCGCCACCGGCCGGTTCCTCCGGATCAACGACGTGGTCGCCACAGTCGGTCTTAGCCGGGCGACGATCTACCGGATGATCGCCAATGATCAGTTCCCGAAGCAAGTGCGTCTGACGCCTCAATGTAGCGGCTGGTGGCAGGCCGCCGTGGACGATTGGGTCCGCGCCCGCCTCTCCGAGATGCCGCAAGCGGGGTAGGGCAGGGGGCACCATTGGGGGCACCGAGCATCTACGAACAACAAGAAAATACAGGAATTACAAAGTGATGACCTCGGAAAATCGGCAGAGGCCAGGGGCACCATTTCATCGACGGAACGCTACCGGAAGGCTTCACGGCCCGGCAGGGGGGGGATGACGGTCGCGGCATGTTGCCGGATCGTGCGCCTGCCGGATGGCGAACGGCTGCACCGGACCGGCGTTTCCATAGGGTAGATACGGTCTCTCAGCCCCGCCGCCGCAGCCGGCCGCGGAACAGGCCGCGGTGAGTGGTCGCCTCGAACATCTCGCCCGGTCCTTCGGGATCGAGCACTTCGTTGTCCGCCAGCCACTTTTCGATGCCGTCCAGATCGGGCAC